TGGGGTATGAGTGGGCATACCGAGTCTTGGACGCTCAATGGTTCGGAGTGGCCCAAAGACGCAGACGTGTGTTCGTTGTCGCACATCTTGGAAAAGGGAACGTTGCCGCAAAGGTTTTATTTGAGTCCGAAAGCGTGCGCCGGAATCCTGCGCCGAGCCGAGAAACGGGGAAAGGAACTGCCACCAATGTTGCGCCAAGCCTTACAGCTAGTAACGACCCAAGCCGAAGCCCCCAATCCAGCGAAGTAACCCAGCAGGTTAATGCGGTGCTTGAGGCAGTAGCTGAAACCTTAATGGCATCAGACTACAAGGGGCCGGGTCATAATCGTGACCACAACTTTATTACTGAACCAGTAATCATTGATCGAGCTGCATTCAACCAAGGACAAAACGCACAATACAAACCACGGATCGAGCATGGAGAGACAATGGATTCTCTAGTTGCTAGAGGACCCCACGCTGTTGCCTTCCAAACTTCCGAGCTTCGCCTTACTGGAAAGCTGACTGAACAAACTATCAATCCGGCGGATCGGATGGCAGTACGCAGACTCACGCCAAGAGAATGTGAACGACTCCAAGGCTTCAACGATGATCACACGATGATTCCTTGGCGTAACAAACCAGCCGATCAATGCCCGGATGGGCCAAGATACAAAGCCCTTGGTAACTCAATGGCGGTGCCTTGCATGGCATGGATTGGGAAAAGAATTGACTCTGTTGATCGTGAAAATAGAAAGGACAACAAATGAAACTCTGGACCAATAATACAAACCAAATCCACAAGGTTGACGATAACCTGCTCCACACCCGCAATACCTATGTGTTGCCGGATGAGTTGACCGGACCTATCTGGGATGATTCCATTCCCTGTCCACACAAGATTAAACCTTACTACCCAGGCCGCGCTGCCGGTGGAGCCACGGCTGTCTACCGCGCTGGAGCAATCGGCGATGCGGTTATAGCAACGGCCTTCGTGCATTACTTAGTCCAAGAATCGGGAGGTGTGGTGGATGTCTACGCACCAGCACGCAACCTTCCGCTATACGCTGGACTTGGTGCCAAGCTTTACCCATTGCCTTGCACGCTGGAAGCATTTGATAGTTACGATGCTCACCTATGCACCGATGATCTATTCAGCGGTCAGGTTGGGAATACCAAGCTAGGTACGGGCGGTGGCAACTGTTATGACCGCATCTACACCTGGATGAATGCCGGTGACGTAGATCCCAAGTACAAACGTCCGCACCTATACCTCATCGACCCAGATCACAACGAACTCAAGGAGCTAGGCAAGTGGCCGCTACCAAAGCAGTTCTTTGCCTACCATGTCAGTAGCTCTGGACCCACACGCACCTACCCACCAGCAATGGGTCAGGAAGCGGTGCTGGCATTGCTTGAGGCGCATCCCAACCATCACGCTGTCATCATTGGCCTAGACAACTCCAACAACTTTAAGGTGGATCATCCCAGGGTGATCGACCTATTCAACACGACCAAGGCTATCCGCTCGCTGTTCCCAGTAATCGCCAACGCAGACTTTGTGGTGGCACCGGACAGCAGCGTCAACCACATCGCAGCTGGTCTTGACACGGCTTGCGTGTCGCTGTGGGGATCGTACCACCCCGATGATCGCATGACCTACTATCCAAAGAATGTGTCGGTGTTCAAGCCAGATACCTGTCCACACGCGCCGTGCCGTCCTCACGCTGGTTTGCCCCAGGCCAAGTGTAAGGATGCGAGCAACAAGACACCGAAGACGCAGATGTGGTGTAACGCGCTCCGCAACATTAGGGCGCAGGATATTGTCGAAGCATCCATGAAGGCACTGGAGTTGGAGGATAAAAGTCAAGAAACCAAATAACTAACCGGCGATGTGGTATGCAGGGAGATCCTGCATCGGGATTTCCTCTAGTGTGTTCTCCTCTTGAATCAGAGCCGGTTTGAGTTTTGATATGATGAACAAATGCCCCGAATGGTACGCAGAGAGATTCTGCGGCTGTGCGCTACTAACCACATCTGAAACAAAGGGGCATGACTTGCAACCAGAAAAGGTAGTGATATAGAAATAAACAGAAAGGTTGGTAGACATGAATAAAGATATGTTGGCGGCTCTAGCAGGCCGTCTTGGTGGAAATGCCGTATTCCTTGCGGTTCCCAAGGGCGAGAAGAGTCCGGTCAAACCTGGCTGGCAGAAGGTAACCCATGAGGAAACCCAAAGGCCAGAGTACATTGATAGGTTAATCACCGGAAATATAGGCGTATTGCTTGGCAGGGCATCGTCTGGTCTTTGCACGATAGACATAGACAGTGACGCAAGGGCGGAAGAGTTTGCCGAACTAAACCCAAGACTTGCCAAAACATTCCAGACCAAGGGAGCAAGGGGTAGAAATTTTTGGGTAATGATAGAGGGAGAGTTCCCGCCGCTTCACAAGATCAAGGCCGGACAGGAAGATTGGGGGGAATGGAGGAGTGATGGCGGTCAAACCATCGTATACGGAATGCACCCAAGTGGAGTGGCATACTCATACCCCAACCAAGGGTCAAGCGTTGTAAAAATAAAGTTTGATGAGATCGTATGGCCAAATGATATCCAAAAACCCTGGGTAGAGGAAGAGGCAACCGAAGAGTCAAAGGATCTTGAGAATAGATTTGGAAGTCCGTTTAAGATTAGGGTCAACCAGAAGACCGGCGATGAGGTTGTGGTCGGAATCAATGAGCCATTCTGGGCGGCAAAATATTTCACCGAGAACAGGATTCTATGGGAGCCGTCCGAAAAGATGTTCTACATGTACGATCAGGAGACAGGATTGTGGGGCCACAAGACTGAGGACACGATCAAGCAGGAGATAAGTTCAAACATTCTTGAGCATGGCCGCGATGCGAACCAACCATCCACGCAAGACATGAGAAGCGAGAGGCTGCTGACATCCATCACAAGGCAGTTGCGCGGGATGGTCGAGATTCGTGATGCCTTTGTCAACAAGGGTACGCCAGGGGTGCATTGCGCCAATTCATACATAACCTTTGATGATCTTGGCAACATCCATGAGCATGAGTTTAGTCCAGACTTTTATTCAAGGAATCAATCGCCAATAGAATTTCAAGGGATTGATCTGAAACCAGAGAGATTCATTAACGAGCTTTTAATACCAACCCTTCCAAACAAGGATGACATTGCAATATTCCAGAAATATGGCGGCATGTGCCTGTTTGGGCGCAACATCATCCAAAGGTTCATGGTCATGTATGGGCAAGCTGGCGGAGGAAAGTCAACGCTAGTCAACATTGTCCTAAACATAGTCGGAAAGCATAACATGGCTGGGCTTCGAACCGGACATCTAAACAATCAGTTTGAGTTATACAGATTCAGAGCCAAGACCCTTCTATCCGGTACAGACGTGCCAGGTAACTTCCTATCAACTCCAGGAGCCAAGGTTATCAAGGGGTTGACAGGAGGTGACACCATAGAAGCTGAAGGCAAGGGATTGAATGATGGCGTTGTGTTGCAGGGGATATTCAACATCCTCATTACCGCCAATGAGCGGTTGAAGGTGGCACTGGAGGGGGATGTGGATGCTTGGAATAGGCGGTTGCTCTTGCTTGAGTTTAACCAGCCGCCACCATCCAAGAAGATTGAAGGCTTTGCCGACAAGCTTGTGACTGAAGAGGGATCCGCAATTCTTGCATGGTTCCTGCGCGGGTTTAGGGATCTATTAGCAGATGTGAAGGAAACTGGTAATATTAGATTATCTAATACACAGATTGAGAAGACCAAGAACCTGCTTGCCGAGTCTGATAGCGTTACCCATTTTATCAATGACAAGGTCCGCAAGGTTCAAGGTAGCAGCGTCACCAATGACGAATTTATCACCCTGTATGGAGAATACTGCGCGGAGCGCGGGTGGGTTGCTATGGAGCAGGCAAGGCTTCAGAAGGTAATCAATTCAAAGATGCTGGAACTAAGACAGGTGACCCAAAGTCATTCGGTTGAGGGCGGTAAGGGCAGAAATAAGCGTGGGTTTAGGAACATCCAAATAGACGGCCAGGAACAGCACCATTACCATGAGGAACTATAATGGCTCTTGACGTATCAAAGCTTGAGAAGGTCAAGGATGGGGCAAATGGCGGTATCAAGGCAAGATGTCCTGCCTGTGCCGCCAATGGCGAGGACAACCAAGGCAACCACCTCTACATATACCAAGATGGCAAATTTGGGTGCGCCAAGTACCCAAAGGACAGAAAGCACAGATCGCATATCGCCAGGCTTGCTGGCGGTGGATCTTCGGTTGTCAGAAAGGTTGCGGTCAAGGTCAAGCCGTTTATGACTCCAAAACATACCCTAAAGAGGACATTTGGGACAGATGGGACACCTTTTTCTAACCTACGCGCATGCGCAGAAAAAAATATAGTATCTAAAATAGATACCGATATAATACAACCCGCATGTGTAAAGGACTTGGAAATACCCGTCCCAAACGTCCCAGATTTGGATAAGTCATTGATAAACAACGAAAGCAGTGAAAAAGAGGTTGTCCCAGGATGGATTGAGGACGAAATCAGCTCTTGGGGATGGCTGTGGGAGGCTATGGATGGGATGGATGCCCGACTTGTGGGCGCAGTTTGGGAATGCGAGGTCTATGGTGACATGAGTATTGCAAAATGAAGTGCTGCGGAAATTGCCACAAATATTTTAGGCCTAAATACGAAAATTCGAAATTGTGTTTTGATTGCTGGAAGAAAAGAAATGATGCTTTTAATAGGTATGACTATCTGGTGGAAGAAAATCAAAGATTGATGCGCATATTAAGCGAAGAGAGACTTAGGAAAACATTGCCAGCCGAGACAGTAAGGAAGCTACTGATGCTTGCCCACCCAGATAAGCATGACAATAGCAAGCTATCGAATGAAGTGACTAGGTGGCTTTTGTCTCAAATGTAGTGGGGTTGGGGGAGTTGCAAATCATGCTATACTAGCCACATGAAACAAGGATTATACGCCAACATCAATGCAAGAAAGAAGGCTGGGACCAGCAGGCCAAAGAGCGAATCCACCATTAAGCCTAGGATTTGGAAGCTTATGAAGGCTAAGAAGGGTGGGTTTGAAGCCCCTAAAGACTGACCTGGCCTGGGCCTATATCGAACTGCTCTTAACTGAGAACAGCCGTTTGCATAAGACTGTTGGCTTAGTGGACCGGTTCTTTGGGGATATACTTGCTAACTGTTCGCGAGAAGTCTATGAGACCAACATGGCTGCACTTACTGAGGATCTGGAGGGGTTGGGAGAGTTTCTGGCTGTCCATCAGGCTAGGATTGCGGCGTTAAGCAACCAACTGAAATGGAACGAATGAGCGAATTACCATGTAACAAACCTGTGCGTACCCCTGGTGGTAGCAAGAAGTTCAGAGTAAGGGCTTGCCAGAATGGACAGTCCAAGACTATCCGGTATGGCGATCCAGACATGACCATCAAGAAGTCCAACCCAGACCGCAGGCGTAGCTTTCGGGCTAGGCATGGATGTGACAGCAAGCCGCCTAGTAAGATGTCGGCTAGGTACTGGTCCTGCAAGAACTGGTAAAACAATGCGCCAGGATGCCCGAAAAACGCGTTCTAAGGCCGTTTCTAGGCGTTTTGGTGGAAAACGTGATGCCAGAGACCTTCCAGTGGTCAAATTTAAGGTTGAAAAGCTTCCAATGCCTGACCTTCCGTTAGGCAACCGAGCGTGTTGCTGCCGGATAGGTAGCTAGACTTCCGTTTTACATAGCCCTTATAGGCTATGCGTCTTTATAGCGTCCTTATAGAGACCTTAACGCTCCCGTTTAATGGCTGGCCTTCCGTTTTCTAGCCGCCACTTATCCCAACGCTCCCGCTGTCTCTGCGCTACCGTTTGGTAGTGTTCCGTGCCCATCTTGCGCGCCTTGGTGGGGCCGGTAACGCTCCCGCCTTTCTTTCCCAGGCGCGAAAGGTAGGCTTTTATGATTTGATCTTCGGTCATGTTTTGATTGGTTCCTTATAGGCTACGCTTCCGTTTATTGTAAAGGCGGAATGCCTGGGCTGCCGTTTATGGGCATAAAAATATCCGCCAAGGCTTGAACTTGGCGG